CCTTCAGCTTGCTCGCCGTCCCCGCCGTGACGTAGATCGACTCGTTCTCCAGCAGGCTCACGCCCTGCGACTTGTCAACGACGATCAGCGCGGCGTTGGCCGGGATGCTCACGGTCGAGCAAAGCTCGAACGCGGTCCCCGTGTTCGTCGCACTCTGGTAAAGCGTCACCGTCACCGTCACGGCGTTGGCCGTGTCGATGTTGCAGATTGTGATGCCGTCGAGCAGGAAAACCTTGCCGCTGCTCGCGGCGTTGGACACAAGCTGCGTGGCGCTCGTCGTCGTGAGCGACAGGGAGGCGTTGTTGGCGTAGACGCTTGTAGCGGTGTTTATATTTGGATTAGCCATATTTTACCTTTTAACTTAAAGCCATGACGGTACCAAGTTTTAATCCAACATTAGTTATAATAGCTGTGGTACCACTAATAGCAACATTAATTCCACTTCCAGCAATTATATTAGTAATGGGCAATAAACCACTAACACTACTATTAAAATTAGCAATATCACTAACCGTATGAGAGTGTCCACTAACACTAACATTAATATTATTAACTCGTAAATTATTAGTAAAATTACCACTATTAGCGGTAATATTACCAATAACATGTAAACTACTTGTTGGGTTGGTAGTACCAATTCCGATATTGCCTGACGAAGTTATCCGTAATTTTTCTGTAACACCAACATTAAAAGATATAAAAGCAGCAGGATCTCTTTCATTATTATTAATACCAAATTGGCCATTACTATATTTGACCAAATCTGCACTAGTAGTATCATTAATAGATACACCAGAAACATTACTAGTAACTAATCTTAGAATACTACCAGCGTTTGATAAATTATTGATATTATTAATATCTACATATCTTAAACTATTAATATTTTGTCCACCAAAAACAACATTACCATTACTATTAATTTTAAATCTATCATATCCAGAACTAGCTATACTAATAGAACCACCAGATGGAAAATAGAATCCTGTGGTCAAATCATTTGATGAACTAATAGATGGAAATCCAGATGAGCCGGGGGCTATTCCGTTTAATGTGGCCACCGCTGTTGTTCCATAACCGACTCCCCAGAAAGTTAATCCACTAGCTGGAGGTTCAGTAAAGATTATATTGGATCCGCTAACGCTATATGAAGAAATTGGTTCTTGAGCAACACCACCCACATAAATTCCCAAAGTATTTGAGCTAACTGGATAATAAGCTGTTCCGCTAACCGCTAATCCAAATGATGTGGACGATCCATTAAAAGACGAACTAATACTATCTAGTTTGGTATAAAGATTATTATTAATTGAGGGCAATAATGTTATATACTCTATTGTTGTTCCTGACGGAGCACTATTAGCTAAAGTTACTGATCTTCCATCGGTTGCAGTATAGTCTCTACCACTTAATAATTTCACTCCATTCTGGAATAGATCTAAATATCCTGGAACATATCCTCCAGTTATTGACAAAGTTGATGTTCCACTAGTTGTAGTTAAGCTTGATCGTGCTGAATTTACATTTTGAGTTATAAATTCCCAAGCATAGCCGCTCCATGAATATGTGCGACCATTTTGTGTGGTTGTTTGACCTGTAGTTGGATTAGAGGGAAATGATAGTGGCATGTTATTTTATCTCATAAATTGTAACATAATATTGATAGTTTTGTGGTTGATCATGAGTCAGGGAATGCGGCGGTCGGGACAGTGATCGTTGAGCCTGTATATCGTCCTATACCCTTTGTTAGCCGCAGATCGTCGATGTAGCCGTTTAGATCAAACAGGTAGGTGCTTTCTAACGCAAGTCGCCCGATAGACAAGGCGTTGCTTGAGCTGGGCGTGAAAGTGTCAGAGTTGCTAATACTTGATCCAACCTGATTACCGTTGACATAAGCACGAATAACGGACGATACTCTTGATACGGCAACATAATGCCATTGATTCTGCGCAAAAGTGTATGCAAAGTTTAAGTCATTAGAGCCAGTGTAGAGATTGATCGTTGTGTAGGATGAAGATGTACCGTTAATTCGGACTTGCCATCCCCCGTTGGGTGTGGAGCCTCCAAAGTAGCAATTGACAATTGCCGCACCGTAATTGCCAACATAACCATTTGGATTCCCAGCCAGGAACACCCAGAACTCAATAGTGAAGTCACCGGGAAAAGAAAATGCACTATTCGCTCCGATTGTCAAATAATCCCCGCTACCGTCAAAGTAAGCAGATTTGCCGCCAAACTTCGCCTGCGTTGCTGATTGCGTGGCATTGCCGAAGGCCGTGACTGTCTTTGGCGTGACGGAAGAGTCTGTGAACGACGATCCTGTGCCGTCCATGTGGAGCAGAAGGGACACGCTACTAAAGTTCGCGTCAGACGCCGGCACGGCAGGAGTCACCGCTGAACTAGCCGCCGTGTACGCCCCGGTGCCAACACCGTTGACTGCAGCAACCCTGAAAACATATGCTGTGCCATTGGTCAATCCGGTTACGGTGGCGCTCGTCGCCGTTGACGCGGAGCGAGTAAACGTAGTCCATGACGATCCAGAATTACTGCTGTATTGCAGCGTGTAATTAGTGATCGGTAGGGCCAACGCCGTAGGTGCAGTCCAAGACACTGTTGCCTGCGTGTTTCCAGGAGTTGCCGTCACGCTCGTCGGTGCAGCGGGCAAAAACAAATCCCACCTACTGTCACTACCAATTGGAGCATAGCTTACCGGACCTAATTCTTGATAAACAGTACTGGCCCATCTATAGATTCTTCCATTATCTGTGCTAATATAAATAGTACTACCAGTTCCACTAGCTGGAAAATTTGAAACTGTACTATATTCTATAACACTAGTTGAAGAACTTCCTCCAACCCCACTTGCTGTACTATTAATAGTATAAATTCCACTAGACGAACTTATAGTAATATTATTACCAGCAACTATATTCTTAACTGGAAGGATTCCACTAGTAGCTGTGTTAAAATCAGTAATATTAGATGAGGTTAAATTTATACTACCTAAACTAGCCCAGTTGGATACTCCATCTCCAACTTTTAAAATCTTGTTAGATAGATCATATCCAGGCTCTCCAGATGCTAATACTGGGTTGGCACTGCTCCACTGAGAACTTGAGCCTTTTCGTATTGTAATGGCCGTATTAACTGGCATAAGAAAATCCTATTATAACTAAATATATAATAAGCTTTATATGGTCAATAGCAAAGCTTAATATCTTTTATTACACCCTAGTTATTTATTCCATAGACTGTTCAATAGCCGACTCTATCTCTTCTATCCTATTAAAATATTGGGACATTACTGAAACTATTTCTTTTATAGCTTCTGGCATAACAGCATAACAACGATAAGCACAATATGCTCCTATGGTGGAGCAAATGAGGAGTTCTAGGATGTGTCTCATGGGTGTCTCCAAACGAGGTAGCAGAGAGAGAGGGTTTGCATGATCGTGCAGATGAGGAGGATCACTTCTTCGTCTTGCAGGGCGTAGTAGAGGGTCATCATTCAATCCACACCCGAGTTGTGGCATAAAATAGTGCAGACCCATTGCCCGGGTATACGGGCACGCCGTTATCGTAATCTGCCGCAAAGGTTATTTCGTCGCCTGCTGATACTGCGTTTGTGATGTCAAATGATCCACTACTCCACTGGGCCATAAGTATGATGCTTGTGTTTTTTCTAATTGCTACATCATGACCAGCGTATACCGCGCTATCAAAGCCTCCGGTTATGCGCAAAGTTCCAGCCTTTCCGCACACAAGTCTTGCCGAACCAAAACGGGCACTTGGCGTCAGCTTGCTCGCAGCAGTACCGTTTCCAGACCAAGAGCCAATGTTAACCAATGTACTGGTAAAAGGTATAGCTGCGATTGGCGTCACACTGCTTGATGCCGCCGTGTACGCTCCTGTCCCAATAGCGTTGATCGCCGCCACGCGAAACACATATGCCGTGCCGTTCGTCAATCCCGTGACGATCTGACTGGCAGTCGCAGACGCGGTGCGAGAAACCGTGGTCCACGTTGATCCGCCGTTGCTGGAATACTGCACGATGTAGTTGGTGATCGAATTGCCGCCGTTACTCGCGGGCGCGGTCCAAGTAAGTGCGACCTGTGCGTTTCCGCCAGAGGCAGAAAGCGCAGTCGGCGTTCCCGGCACGGTTGGCCACGGCGTTGGAGTTGGAGTAGGAGTAGCTGGTATGGAGCTAGAAGTGGGTGTAATTGTTATTGTTGGGGTGGGTGTGGGCGGTATAGCACTGGAAGTTGGAGTGGAGGTAGGAGTATTAGTGGGAGTTCGTGTTAGTGTGGGTGTTGGTGTGGCTGTTGGCGTAACGGTTTGTGTTGGAGTTACTGTAGATGTTGTTGTGGGAGTAGGTGTAATTGTAGGATCATTAATAGTTATACTACAAGTTTTATTATAGCTAATAAAATACAATTCATAAGTTCCATAAACATCAATACTATCTCTTATATACGGAATAGTTTGAGAACCCAAATTAATACCTACAGTAGGATTATTGGATGAATAGAAAGTAACATTTGCTGTTTGACCATTATAATTAGCTGATGTTATTTGGATAGACGGCATGTTGTTTCTTTCATTTTAACATTAAGGAATGTAATCCATATTTACACTAAAAGAACTAGCATATAATGAAGTATTTTCAGATTCAAAATCTGCAATAATTTGATTAGCTTGACTTGAGTCTAAGCCAACAACACTATTTCCAGCATTTACCATATTGGCTAAATAATGATCCAAAGTTCCATGATCTTCAAATATTGCTAAAGACCCAACCACACCATTAGCAGCATCTCCTAAAACCGTAGGATCCCACTGGTCAACAGTTTGATTAGTATTTGTATCATGTAAATCATCCACTATGGTGGATTCTGCCGGTTTCAAATAAGAAATATCAGCAAGATTAGTATCTGATAATGCTGTAGCAGCAGTCACATCTAATGCTTGTAGATCACAGTCTAAATTAGTCTGCATATTAAAATTATTATCAGTACTATCTATTGATAGTGTTGTAATATTAGCAGTCTCAAAACTAGCCCTGGTTAAACCATAAGCTTGAGCAGCAACTCCAAAACCATCATGCGTAGCTCCGTCTCCACCATTCCAATAACCTCCAGAATCTGCTATTTTCCTTAAAACAACAGTCAATGCTCCTCCAAGACTAACAATATTATATATGGTATTCCATTTCATCTCAAAATTCAGATATGCATTTGCTCCAACACCCAGTTTAATAATAGATATGGTTATGGGTCCAGCTACTATATAAGCACTATTTGTATATGTAGTTGATACATTATTATATACTACTCTTATATTTTTTATAGTTTTTGCTGTAAAAAAATTTTGATTAGTATAATAAATTTGAACTTTCATTAATACAGTTTCGACACTTAATAATAGTAATTCTTTATCGTTAGAACCTACTTTATTATCACCCCATTTTGCTAAAAATTTACCAGCAGTATAATTATTAGGATTTAAAGATTGTCCTTGTCTAATATACATATGAGGATCGCCCCAAGCACCAACATTCATAGCAGCTAATTGCTGTATAAAGTCTACTTGTCTGACTACAAGTTTATTATTACGATTAATTAATAATTTGCCTTGTTTACCAAAGCCGAAAAAACCTTTCATGGTGGTTTTCCTTTTCTATGAAAATATTATGGTGTACCGCCATCGATAACGAAATAGTATAGTGTTGTTGGATTAGCAGCACTAACACCACTAATACTTGTTAAACCCGCAAGAGTAGTAGTTGTAGCACCAAGATTAATAGTCGTATTACCTATTGTGACTCCGCTACTAGCTAATTTGGATACTGCGATTGCTGCATTTCCAGCAATATCAGCATTCATAATACTACTAGATAGATTAAGTTTACTATAAGCAATAGATGCTAATGCTGAGATGTCAGTATTGACTATACTTGTAGCTAAGTTTAATTTACTATAAGCAATCGCTCCAGTGGCACTAATATCATTGTTGGTAATACCAGAAGCTAGATTTAGTTTACTGTAAGATATAGAGGCATTAGTTGCGATATCACTATTAGTAACGCTAGAGCCCAGGTTAAGTTTGCTATAAGCAATAGCCGCACTATTACTAATATCAGAATTTAAAATACCGCTGCTCAAATTAAGTTTACTATACGCTATGGCTGCTGAGCTATTAATATCAGCATTAACAATAGTATTGTCTGCTATCATTGCGCTGGTTACAGTACCAGTGTCTGTGGTATAAACACCATTAGTTACAGTGCTAGCATTGCCAGCTAAATTAGCAGTGATAGTACCAGCACTAAAGTTACCGCTAGCATCACGAGCAACAATTGCAGAAGCAGTATTAGCATTGGTTGCTGTGGTAGCACTATTAGATACTTTACCTGATGTGCTAATGGTTGCGAGTTTACTATCAGCAATAGCTGCAGATGCATTGATGTCGCTATTGACAATAGATCCGCTTAAATTTAATTTACTATAAGCAATAGCAGCCGCGCTATTAATATCAGTATTCACTATAGTATCGTTAGCAATCATGGTGCTAGTAACTGTACCAGTATCTGTGGTATATACTCCGTTGGTGACAGTACTTGCATTACCTGTTAAATTACCAACAAAATTACCGCTAGTATAAACATTACCACCAATAAATTCCCATCTACTACTAGTAGTATTCCATACTAATTGTTTAGTATCTGTTCCGGTATATACTTCCATACCACCAGTAGATAAACCACTAGTATTTACTCTAATGATATTATCTCCAATATTTATGGTTGTACTGTTAACAGTTGTAGTTGTGCCTTGTACTGTTAAATTACCACCAACAATTACATCGCTAACTGTAGTTAAATTGTTAATGCCTGTTAAATTTTTACTACTATCAACCACTAGTGCTCTGCTTGCGCTAGCTGTGCCTGGAGATACGCCAGATAAGTAACCTAGCTCTGTTAAGGTTGCTTTAGTAGAGGCATCTGTTATATTGCTCCATGTGTGAGTATGTCCAACAAGAGATACTCCCGTGGTATCAATATACATGGTGTCTGTTATTGCATTATATGTTAGAGCAATACCAGTTCGTCCTACCACCTGAGTTGTTGCAATATTACCAAGGTCAGTAATTAAAGAACTAGGTATTCCTGTTACACTAATAGTTTGAGCACCAGCATTATTAACTATGCCAATACCACTTCCTTGAACTAAACTTTTTACATTTAATAATCCACTTACTGAACTATTGAAATCACTAATATAAGAACTATTTAGCCCAGTAACTGAAATAGTTTCTACTTTACTAGCATTATCATAACTTGCTCTAATACCACTAACGCCAATAATTGTTGATCCAACAACATCTTTAACAGCATTTGTATCTAGACCATTTGTTGATATAACAAAACCCTTATCTCCTGTTGGAGTAATAGCAATATTTGTTCCAGCAACTAAACTCTTAACAGGCAGTAAACCGCTAACAGAACTAGCAAAATCACTAATATAATTAGCATTCAATCCTGTAACAGATACAGTTACTGTACCAGAAGGAGAGCTATAAGAAACATTTACTCCGCTGACTCCAACAAAATCAGCACCCATAAGATTTGCCCAAGGCAATCCGGACCAAAGAGTTGAACCATTACCAATCTTGAACTTTTTGATTGTTGTATCAAAACCCATTTCTCCTTGAGCTAGAGCATTGAGTGATGAAGCCCATTCTGCTGAGGTGCCTCTTCTGAGTTGAATTGTTGTTAAAGCTGGCATCTTATTTCTCCTTGGAATATTTTAGGGTGTACCACAATCAAATGAATAATGGTTTAAATAATTATCTAGGCCGTCTATTCTATATACTGATAAATTACCAATAATTTTACTAAATGGAATTTCTGGCAAATCACTAACATTGATAATATTAGACTGTGTAATTATATTTACACTACTTATTGATCTTTCTATTTCTAATATTTTTAGAGTATCAATAAAGCTTGTTTCTACTATAACAATATTGGGTTCTAAATTTTCAACTACTACTGTATAATCACTCATGGTTGACAATCCAATAGTGTATTGTCTTCACTATATCTTAATACTATTTTAATAGTTCCATAAATTAATCTAACCAATTCTTTACCGCCGCCACTATACATATCGTCAGGACTTTCAAGCTCCAGATCATATTTAGCCTTGAGAAAAGTAAATAAATTGGTGGTGGCTGCGGGTAGCTGTAATAAAAGCTTGCCTGCTGGACCGTCTATGGTGAATTTGTAGACGCTATAATCAGTATTGTGGGTAGAAAATACTTGAGTTACTCCTTCATCAGTGGTCCAGATTAGTCTAGCACACCAATTTGTAATATCAATAGGAGTTTGGGTGCCATCTTTATATATTAGTGATAGTTTAAAAGATGTTCCCTGTTCTATAGAGAAATCGTATTTGCTTGCTGGCATAATTATAAGCCTATTAATGGTAATATAAAATACCTACCAGATGTTTTGTATTAAAATGATATACACCTAGTAATCTCTTTATTAGCTGTAAGTATAAAAAAGAAGGGCCGGGATTTTACCCCCAGCCCTTACTTTCTTACATCTTGTTAGACAAGTTGAATTATAGTGAGCCTAGTAACACTCTGCGGTTGTCAAGAACAGCAAAACCCTGTTCGCCCCAGCCATAGAAACCGGCTCTCTTCTGACGGTGTAGAGTGTCGTCCTCGAAGATTTGAACTTCTTCACGAACAGGCATTATAAAGCTATCTCTCTTACGCATATCTAAACCAACAACAATCTCAGCATCGCCCGATGGAACAGAGCCATTGAGAACATCACTGAAGAATAGTTGGTATTCCTGACCTTCGCCTAGTTCATCACGGTCATGTAAATTAATACCAAAGACTCTGTTAAGAGTACCATCGGCAGCTGTGTAGATTTCTCTACGAGTAACCTCATCGACCTGATCAACACCCCAATTGCGAATGTCTTCCATCGCCTCTGGAGAAACGTAGAGATCGGTTAGCATACCTCTATTTGTACTAGCACTGTTACCTCCACCATTTCGACGCATTACTGTCTTCATGAGGCTGACTAGTCTCTTGGTAAACTGACCAGCACCAGCATCGCTATCATAAACAATAATGTTACGATCAACGCCAGCAGCTAATAGTGTGTGCCAACCGTCATCATTCATCTTCTTAACGAATTGGCCTTCTAGTACTTCCATAGCACGACCAACTACGTCCCAACGGGCATCTCTGGCGTACTTGAGTAGCCAATCGATACTAGCACCAATATCATATGTTGGTACCATAACGTAATCACTCTCGATATGACGTTCTGGAATATATCCATGGTTTGGAATGGTATATGCCACAAAGTCTTTTTCTGTGCCAGGGGCAAGAAAATCAAGTGGAAATTCAGGAGTTGCACTCTGAGCCAAACGAATTGGTTCGAAAATACTATCAAGAATATCTCCACTCATAATGCCTTGACGAAGAGGTAGCTCTAAAGCTTTGGCAAATTCAGCATTTGCAGCCAGAGCTGTCTCACGGTTCATAGAACCAGAACGAACCAAAAGGTCGGTTAGCTCCGGTGTTGGTTGAAAAGCTTTACTGTTACCTGTCATGGTTTTTCTCCTTAGGATTTATTACTTATAGGTTAACTGATACTTTTGCGTAGCCGTCTGCGTCTACAGCGCTTAAGAACTGGCCAATTTTAACGGCATTGGTACTACTAGTACCAATTAAACCACTAGCACCAACATAAGCATCGACACCAGCTGCTGGACTACCGGTTACTTTATTGGTTGTGACTTGACCCTGGCGGAGAAGAGTTACCTTACCACCAACCTGGACCTCGTCTTTGTACCAGTTAATATGCTGTCTGGTGAGATCAAGATTCACCACATCATTAAGTAGTACGCCTACTGGCTTAGCACCAGAAGCAACAGCAGCATATGCCACAACAGCATCAGCATCATCCATAGATGCTCCAACGCCACCAGTGACAACAGAAGCTACACCGCCACGCTCAGCAGTAGTATTCATGAAAAAAGAGATATCTGTCTGATTTTCGATACGATCTGGTTTAAGAGCCATGTTTATTCTCCCTTATTGAGTGTTTTACCGAGTCTACTGTAAACGAATTCTATTAAAGCCGAACGTGTTGATTCCATAGTGGCGTCAGCCTCTTGGCCACCAACACTCAAATCAACCGTTTCTTCTGTTTCAACACTATCAAGAACTGTTTCATCGATAATGGTTGCTTCAGAAGCTTTCTTTTTGGCTAGCATTTCTTCGTCTTCTTTTGGCATTTCTGCTTTACGCTTCATCATAGCGGTAATCAGAGAAGATAATCCGCTAAATGTTGAATCGTCCAAAGAGTCAAATTGATCTACTGTTGATAGAGCGAGTTCTTGCTCCAAACCATTTTCCATGAGTTCGGCAACTCTCTTCATCTTCTTCTCTTTCTTCATCATTTCTTCTTCTTTAGCCTTATAGCCAGCTAGCACTTCGGATAAAGCATCAAGTTCAGCTTTAATCTTACTGATTTCGTCTTCCTTAGCCTTGATAAGCTCTTCTGTTTCAGCAGCTTTATTTGAGAGAGTTTCGTCAAACTCAGCCTTCATTTTCTTCATACTTTCTTCTTTATCCATAAGTTCTTTGTCTTTTTCTTTAACAGCTGCTTCCAGGGAAGTTGTTTTGGTTTGTAGTTCGGTAGCTAAAGCGTAGGCTTCTTTAACGGTATCTGCGCAGCCCGCAGAAACAGATTCTACCTTACTTTTAAGCTCAGCTACTTCTTTTTCTAAGTCTACGCTCATTGTATTATTCTCCGTGTTAGAGTTAAACTGATTATTAAATACACCCAAATTTGCAAAAACACTATTTTTTCTATTAGATAAATTATCTAGATTAAAAATTATACTATCTGGATTTGCTGGTTTGTCAACAAAACCTTTGCCACTAAAAGTAATATTTCTTAGAACTCGACCAATTTTATAGTTTTCATGTTGACCCATACCGCCATAAGCTCTAAGGTGTTTTGTTAAATAAGCTGTACTTTCATTACGTGGTAATATAGAATATTCTCCATTAGATGTATTCAAAAGACCATAATCAAATCCTTTGAAGAAACATTCCATACTCACATATTTTTGTCCAGCTTTAATCTCATTAATTAAATTTTCGGCTCTCGCTTTAAGTTCAGGATTAGTATATGCTCGATAAATTACCGATCCTGTTAATATATGATATTTTTCTGGTAAATTTTCCTGCTGAGTATTTTCATCTATTAATATGCCTTCTTCTGTTATTGGCCAATTAGCAGTAATATGACCTATAATAACACTTTCGTCATGTTCTAGATTTGTGGGTTTATCTTCCGGGGTATTCCTAGCTACCCAAATTTCATTCTTATCAAATATATCATCATTTTTATTCCATGTAGAACTTACTAAGATAGATTGGACATAGTATAAGTCTTCATCTTTGTAAGAGGCCAAACTTTTAAGAGTTTTGGCTATGGCATAACTACTATCTTCATCGCAAGGCTGTATATGTGAAGCATATGTAATTGATGCAGAAGATTGTAGTGCTGGTTCTAGGCCATCTTCTTTTTCATAGTTATATATGATCATATTTTAGCTTTCTTATGAATAAATGTGCATATAGTAGGCTGCTTTTGCCTGCTTCTGTTCATCTACGGTAAGTTGTTTACCTAACTCTGCACTGAGGCTTTTCAACCATATGTTATACCCCATAACTAAATTTTTAGTATTTTTTTGGTCTATTTGACCTAGTATGGATACTAAATAATCATCCGATAAATCCGAAAATGGGGTTAAACTAAACAATACTTTATTCTTAAACGAGTCCAATTCGTCATGTTCTTTATTGGATAAACTTCTCATATTCTTCTTTTGATAGAACTCTAACATGATAGGATTTATGCAGGAATTGATCTTTTCCTGAGCTTCGTTTATCCACATCATCAATTTGGCTCCTGTTTGCGGAGCAAATTCTCGCGGTTTCCTCTGTTCAGTATCTGTCGAGTTTTTTGGTCTTCCTTGTTGCGGTTGTCCTGGCAAAGATTCGGGCTTCTTTGCCAACTGCGTTGGGCTTTTCATAGATATCATATTTTGCTTCAAATCTAATGCCGTTTGTTCACCGGCTTTCTTTTTCTCTAACTCTAATCCTACCTGACTTGGTGCTACAATACCAGATTGCAAAGCTATCTTCTTCAATGAGTTCTCAAATTCTGGATCATGCCATGGGCCTGATTTCTTTATCATACGTTCACTACCTCTGTCTCTGTTTTCTCTATTAAGTCTATACTTTTCCATATCTGGATCCATACCAAAACGACTCTGTAATAATTCATCACTAATAAGATTTCTGTCCGCTAACTGTATCAATAATGCTTTTTCTGCATCCTCATTGCTTAAATCCATTCTATCAAATTCTATTTTTGCCGGATATCTAAAACCCATTGATTTTTGTATTGCAATAATTTCTTTTTCCCAAAACTCTACTAGTATATCGCGACCATACTGTAGTCTTTGTGTTAATGTTTTTAGACTAATAAAGTTATTCGTTGTTCCCGCTGCACCATATGTTCCTGTTAGTGTAGGAGGAATACCTAGGCCTGCATATACAGAATTTAGATGTGGAATGTATTTGCCTTCTCCTAAAAATTGATGAACATTTGTATTGCTTTCCAATAGTTCGATATCTGGACCCCACACAAGATCCATCGTTCCTCCACCAACATTATTTCCCAAGATTTGAGATAGCTTTGCTGCTGCTGCTTTTGTAGGAGCTATTTTATGTTCTAGATTACCTAGTTTAAAAATACGTATATTGCTTATTGCTCCGTCTAATGCTGCCATATCAGCTAACTTTAATTTTTCTATAACTGTAATATCATCCATAATAGCATAAATCATAGGGAAAGCCCATGTTTGCCAATCGTCTTTTTTATAGTGGAAAACTGATATCTTATCGGGATCAAGAGGATATGGTTTTCTTGTTTTTGCTGCTTCTATAATTTGTGATGGTAATTTAGATACAATCTCTTTTTCATTGCTATTTTTAGGACTATTAATAACTTTTCTTAACTGCGCTGGCAAGACTAATTCATATCTTTTATCGGACACAAATGATGAGAGCTGTCCAGCTGACACTTCAACAAATACAGGATCAAGAAAGGTATATCTCCATGGAATTTCTCTTTTCTCAAATTGATCTTCATCTAATTCATTGATAATCAGATCAGGAGCCGCCACTGCTTTGTATAGTCTATCTGCAACCTTTAAACTTAGTTTGGCTGTTTGTCTATTAATAACAACATTACCAGTTTTATAAAGATTATTTAAAAATCTCTCGCTACGATCTTTGCCTCGTATTCTTTTAAACCATTGTCTATAAAATCTCTCTATTCTTTTATTCTTATGAACTAATCTAATACCTTGGGCTGCAAAATCACCCATAAGATCAATAACATTTTTTACTAATCCTACTCTCTGATAAATATCATCAGCTCGTCTGAGAATAGCTTTGATTTTGGTTGGAACCGCTTCTTCTGGTCTAAAGTAGTCGTAGTCTGTACGAGTTAATCCTGGGCGACCAGATGTGTTGGTGTCTAAATTTGAGTAGTCAAAACCTCTGCGACTACCTTCTGCTTTTTGTATACCAACAAATTCCTCTAGTGATCCTGATGTAGAATCTAAGGCTTTTTGACGACTATCTATATCGTCACCCCATGTTACATAAGCCTGTGTATTAGCTATTTCTGCATCGTGAATAGCCTCGCTTTTGGGATATTTTTTAGCCATATTGTTTTAATTGTATTGTAATGGGAATGGAAAACTATTGAGTAATACACCTATTTTACTTATATATACCTTTATATATATCATCATTTGCAGCTGAGGTAAACCATTCTGGCCCTTTATACATTGTGCTATCCTTTTGAGATACAATATTATTCCTAAAATCACCTATCATATTGTATTCTACTGGCTTAAGGGCTCTATTCATTTGTCTTGCTAGCATATTAGCAATAACTAAAGCACTATATCGGTCTTTGCGTAGTCTTCCACGTTTACCATTTGGCATTTTAACTTCTGGAGTATCCCAACGATCTCTAGCATTTGGTCCGTTGCTAGTTTGTGTCATAACTATAGTAGTCAATTCATTCTTTAGTTCTTCTATTTCTAAAATACATTCACTATGACTATCATATATAGGATTTAAATCTGCTGTAAGAATGTCTTTATTTTCTTTATCTAGAGCTAATCCTAATGTTAGATTATCAAATCGTGGAAATAATAGTACTTTATCTTCTAAATCTTTTCTTAGACCATGGTTGGCCTGACTAGTCCATTCGGCTCTTGCGAACTGAACTAGTTCTAATATATGTAGTCCCGCTTGATCGTCTGTATCTTTAGCTTTGGACTGATCTATTACTGGCCATATCAAATTTTCTCCTTCATCAATCTTACTAGGATCATGCAAAGCTTCCTCAATAGCAACTCCTCCTCCTTGAGCATCCATTCCTATCCTAACAGGAGGAAATGATTTCATAAGATTTCTAATTTTACGAGCGCAGAATCCATAAAAATCATATTCGTTAATCAAACCTGTTTTTTGTCGATCTTTAAAATTATTTCTATTAGTAGTCCAGCAATAAACTACACGAGAATGATCTGGATGAACTTCTAAGATTACTATACTAAAGTTATCCTGCTCACTAGCAGGATCGATTCCATAAATATACTGATGACTAGTATTTCCCTGTACAACAGAATCAAAAATAATTGGTCTATTATTTATTATGATATTATTAGATTCATTAGTTACACAACTTTCAATAAGGCTTCGTCTAAAGAAACCTTCGCTATCATTAACAAAACAAGCAGCATATTCCATATTATATATGCCTGTATGAATAGTAGCTTTTGCTCTGCTAACTTGTTTATCGTCCATGAATCCTTTAGGAATTAATTCATAGGGAATACGAATGATACTATAGTCTTTCCAGTTAAAATTACTAGGAACTTCTCCCTTAAAAATTTCTTCTAGCTTACGAATATCTCCTTTGCTTTCAATAATAGATTTGTATCTTTTCCAATACGTTGCAAAATGTTTGAATCCATAATCTGCTGTACCGGATATTATCGCCTGGTTTCCCATTTTATGATTTATTTCATCTAGTTCAGGAGCCCAAACTCCAGAATCTATCATTGCTTGTCTTTTAGCCTGTTCTTTAACATTCTGAATAGGACTGGCGCTAACTGCTGCGAAGCCTGAGACTACTGTTTCATAAATTTCTGGGCTAATAGAAGCAAACTCGTCTGCAATAATAATATGAGCGCGTAATCCTCTAATTTTACTACCATCACCCATAGGAATAGCTATTGTCCAACTATCACCCAGACGCATTGTACAACGGTCTACGTCTCTGCGAGGACCATCATCATTTCCATTGAATATACTGCGTAATATGGGACTATTCCTCCATATAGTTTCCATATATTCGAAAATGATTTTACTTTGACGAAATGCTGCGCCAACAACAACAATTTTAGTGCCTGGGAAAAACGTACATCTGATAACACAATATAATGCTAATAAAAATGACTTACCCCAACCACGACTAGCAATATACATAGGAAATGCTCTTATCCAAAATTCCTGTAGAATGCATATTTGTATAGGATGTAACTCTATATCAAAAAGCAATTTACAAGTTGATCCTAGATATTTAGGATCTCTCATAATCTTCATAAGATGAAAATCTGGATTTTCTATATCTTCTTTAGTTCTGTGAATCATAATATTATGATCCACATTTAATACGGAAAGGTCACCTAGACCTAACCATGCGTCATCAAACTTTTTTGTTTTTGTTGTGGACTTCAAGATAATATACCTTATTCATAATAAATTCTGCCATCTTCTCTGCATCAGAAGCACATCCACAAAATACTACTTTAATATTATGAAACATTTGCCATTCTAATATATGCTTCATAATAAAACTTGGACTAATCTTAACTTTATCCCACATATATTTTGGTAATGATGATCCGATGGGATAGCTCAGCACATTTTCCAAATCAAACTCAAGAAGAATGTATGCATACTTAGTTTGAGATAGTCTTTCTATAACATCTTTAAATCTAGATTCGATAATATTATTAGCGATTTCATTAATACTCTTTTTTCTCTCTATAGCCAGTAAGTTTTCTAAGCCTTCGATACTATAGTCTCCTGTGTCTAGTTTTCTACTAGCGGTAGTATAGTGATCGAATGACCACGGCTGTTGTTCTCTTGTATCAATTATTACTGTAAAATCATTTTTTATCATAATATTGTGCTACTATTTTTAGAAATACTGCGGCATATATATCTTCCATACCAGTTATCATTTTATGATGAGCCTTACATAATGTGATACCATTTTTTGGTTCAAAACGTAAACCAGGATATTGAGCCCATGGTAAAATATGATGAGCATTTAACTTTTTCTTTTGTTCGCATCCTGGCCACTGACACTTAAAATTATCTCTGGTATAAACTGTATTTCTCCATTCCTTATAAATTGGATCTTTAAAATTTCTAGACATTAGCATATGCTCTAATATCACTATCGACCATATCTTGCACCAAATCATCAAAAGTAGTTGTTGGTTCCCATCCCAATTCTTTCTTGGCCTTATTATTTCTACCGCATAAAAATTCTACTTCTGCTGGTCGATATAATTCTGGATCAATTTCTATATGTTGAGTATAGTCTAATCCAGCATAACTAAATGCTCGTCTAACAAAATCTAAAATACTCCATGTTTTACCTGTGCATATTACATAATCATTAGGAGTATCACTTTGCAACATAAGATGCATCGCATATACATAGTCTTTAGCATGACCCCAATCTCTATTAGCATTTAAATTGCCTAATTTTAGGGTACTATTTGTAGAATGATTAATTACTTGTGCTATATATTTTGTAATTTTACGAGTAACAAAATTTTCACCTCGTCGTGGACTTTCGTGATTAAATAGTATACCACTACAACCAAAAATACCATAAGCATCTCGATAAATTTGAACCAGTCTGTGACTAGCTAATTTGGCAACTCCATACGGACTCTGAGGTAGCAAAGCAGTCTCTTCATCTTGATATTTGGTTTGATTAGAATCTAAACTATAGCTACGACCAAACATTTCGCTAGTACTAGCTTGATAGAATTTGGTAGATGATGAACAGTGTCTAATAGCTTCTAAAATGTTTACTACTCCTATTGTATCTATTTGAATAGTAGTAGTTGGTTGTTTAAAACTTGTGCCAACATGACTTTGGGCGGCCAGATTATAAAACTCGTCTGGCTGATATGCATCAATAACTTTCATACAATTGGTAGGATCTGTCAGGTCAAATTCTTCTAACTTAAATAGTGGATTACTAAGTAGATGAGTTATTCTTTCTAAATTATTAGTACTATTGCGTCGATGTAATCCTATTACCTTGTATCCACGATCTAATAATAATTCTGATAAATATGATCCATCCTGACCCGTAACCCCTGATACTAAAGCTATTTTATCCATTAGTTTCTCCTTCGTGATAGTTATACATCCAGCATTCGCATATAGATTCCATTGTTGTTCTGCCAAATTTTTCATGTACTGCTTTGGATACGCCTGCCCATGAATAGTCGTGTCCTGCCATAATTCCTGTGGATTTTAGTTTAGGAAACCAAGCGTCCAAATCTGATTTGACACATTCGTATGTATGGCACATATCGATAAAAATAACATCTAATGAATTATCATTAAATTGTTTAGCAGCATCTACCGACATAGCTTTGATTGGAGTAAATTTACGATTGCCCATATTTTCTAAAAAGAGTTCGTAGATATTATGAGTATTTGCTAGCTTATGGTGGGATGTTAATTCGTCTTCTGAGCCTTTCCAACTATCCACAATATAAATATTAATGTCTGGTCTTTGTTCAGAAACTAAATCACACAAATAAGCAGAACTTTTACCTAGCCAAGCGCCACACTCTACGAATGTTCCATTTTTAGGTATATTATCGACTAATTTATTGTATAGATGTTGAAAATCAAACCATCCGTCTATTTCATCTGATTTTTTCATCAATTACTCCACAGTATCCGGTGTTAAAAATGGTTTGTCTAATACTCCGTCCTGATATGTATGGTATTCGCCCATATTGTTTAATGTGCGTTCTGCTGCCATGTTTAAAATGGCCATTTCGCGTCCTTCTTTTTCTCTTAGTTCTTCGTCTTCTAACATTCGTATTAGTCCTGTCCAACTACTCTTACCATCTTCTATTCGTTTGATTCGCTGTTCCCTAGTAGCTTTAAGGTCTTTACTAATTTTTTGCTGTTCATTAAGCAGTTTGGTATACTCATTAGTATAATTAGCGATACTGTTACGGGCGAAGCCGAGCTGAGTTTCCAAACTAGATAGCTTAGGAATGTCTCTTTGGTCTTCGGGCTTTTCATATTCTTTATCAACCTGTTTTTGGAGCTTTTCTGTTTCGCTAATATGGCGTTTGCGTTCTTTCATGCTTCTATTAATAAGAATATCAATAGTTATAAATTGTTTGATTTGTAGTTCTTCGGCGGGTAGTACGTCTTCTCTAAATTGTTTAATTAAGCCCACCCATGTGTCTTCAAAATATTGGAGTTCACCGCTATCTTCATCAAATTGTCTTTTAATCTCGTTCCAAAAGGTTTTACTATGTAATTTGTGTTTTAAATAGTCGTTATCATTTTTTTCAGTATCAGATACTAATAAGGTATTCTCATCAATATATCGTTTAATAGGAGCACTACTACGATTTAATTGATCGGCAATAGTTTCTATGCTCAAAGTATTAATATTGTCTCGAATGAACTTTTCTTCATCAAGACTTAGTTGTCCTCGTTTTTTGGGCATTGATAAGTTTTCTCTAAAAGAGTTTGAATATATTGCTGTAGTTTTATTAGTTGTAATTTGGGAATTTTTAGGCCGTGCTTTAATTTAAGATAATTCTCACGATGTTCATTGGCAACATTTTGATCCAAAAAATCTAGTATCTCTTTGTTTTCAATAGAGCTTATTAAATTTTTAGCACTATCAGGCTCCTTATCAATATATGTTGGTTGCATAATGTTTTTCTTGGTCTCATTGCGAGATGACCAACTAGTGTATAATTCACACTCTGCTTTGTTCAGAAATTTAGAACACTGATTTGTTGAGCAGGAATAAGTTTTATCGAAAAATGGACAAGTTAAACAGGGCTTATCGGGCCTTTGATAATTATTTCGTTTGTAATTAAATAGGCGATTTCGTATGTGGGTCCATAAGAAATTTTCAAGAGGTCTTGTATTGTCGTATTTTTGTAGTCCTTCTAGGGCAAATATATAGGCCTGTTGTTTCATATCATCAAAGTCGTGATATCCAAATTTAAATTTATAGCCTAATCTTTTGCTTATATTTTCTACTACTCTTATAAATTCGTTTTCGTCTACATTATGGGGTAAACTGGTCGAATTTTTAATTTTGGGGATCTTGGTCTTTTTCTTCAGCTTGGGTTTGGTTACTTTTTTCTTTTTCTTCATATATTAATTCTGCTATACTTTTTCCTTGTGGTAAATTAAGCTCATTATTTGTTACTTCACAATTAGCGGTAGCTTTTACGCTGAGCACACTAGGCACGAATTGTGGATGTTGTGAATCGATCATTTTTTCTCCTTGCATTAAAAAGCCAACTTGATACTATTATATGGTTGTATACACTTTAGTCAACAATATTTAATCGAAAGGATCATTTTATGGCAACATATAAGAAATGGACAGAATCAGAATTGGACTTTATTCGTAATAATCAGCAATTACTGAGCGATGACGAAATGGCTGCTAAATTAGGCCAAATGACAGGTGGAAATGTTACCACAGCAATGATTCGTCGCCAAAGACGCAAGCTAGGAATTCAGAAGGCTAAGGGTCGTAGGCCAAAGAATAGGACTATTCAAACTGGTCAAGTATGATAGGGGCGTTTTAATTATGAGCATAAAGGGGCAGGCAGAAATGCTTGCCCTTTTTTATTACTAGAAAATGGTGCAGATATGAACATAAAAATGTTAGATGATAAAGATAATTTGTCTGAGTATATGGCGTGTGTTTATGATTTAAATGGGCCGGGTGAACAGTTAAATAATTTAAGTGCAATTTCCAGGGCTTTGGAGGATCGTCCTAAAAATATTTTAACGTTCGTGATGGTAACTGACGATAATCATATTGTGGCAACTGCTACTGTGATGATAGAGAAAAAATTACGATACAAAAGATTGTGCTGCCATATTGAAGATGTGGGGGTTCATCCTGAACATAGAGATAAAGGATATGGCAAAGAAATGATTGATTTTTGCAAGGCTTTAGCTAAACAAAATAACTGCTATAAAATTAAACTAAATTGTAATGAGGCGGTTGTGGGTTTTTATGATAAGTGTGGTTTTGAGGTTCATGGATATCATATGTATATAGAAGGAGATAAGCTATGAGAATAGTCGTATGGGCGATTTTATTTTTAATGTGTTCGTCAGTTATGGCTCAAGAGTGGATTCCGTATGTACCTCCACAACAACCAGTAGTGGTGCAGAATGTTGTGGTCCAACCTTATGTGATGAATTATGTGCCTGTGGTTACATATCAAAACATAGTAGTTGAAAGGGGCCTTTGGTGTTTTCATAAAAGATATGAGAATATGGTGGTGCCTAGGGTTCAATATGTTCCAACACCAGTTCCATTATATCCAGCATATGTTCAGCCTCTGTGGAGATTTAATTATTAATAACTGGCTATTAAACTGGCCAATTATATATGGTGGTCCCTATTGTGTTTGCACCACCGCGGCCTTTACTGAAAAATCCACGGAACCCTTTTAAAAACAGAAAAACCCCCTAAGTATATGGTGGGTAAGGACTTATGTCTTGTTGGACGGGCCGAATTTGACGTAAGTCCTTTGACGCCAAGGGTTTAGGTCGAGTCTGCAAGTTTGGCATGATATTTGCACTAGAAACCTTACGGAATTGTAAGGAAACTTTTGTGTTGCAAGCTACAGAATACTCTGTATAATGTCGATATAAGAAGTAAGAGAGAAAGAGAGAGAAGAAAAATGAGAAAGCCTCCGAAGACGAAGACGATCAAGGGTAAGATCAACGCCTACGCCTATAAGGCTGGCTTCACGTTCCACCCCCAAACGGATGGGACGTATTCACTGTTCGATATTCATATGGGCTACTATGTTTGCCGTGGTTCGCATGATCGGGTTGTGCAATTCGTGGTGGATGAATTGTGGGCAAAGTATTATCGTATGAATCCTTCCCTCGCATGAGGGGTTGACAGCATTTCTGATTTTTGGTATTTTTCACACACACGAAAGGGAAAATATGACACACTACGAAGCGGTTCGGATGGTGAACGGTAAGACCAATCGCAAAACTCGTAAGGTTGGCAACAATACCCGTGCAGAGATTCTTGCAGATGGTAGCGTTGGTATCATGCTGCACAGTACCTACGTTGTGAAGATTCATCCCGACAATAGTGCTACCCTCAATACGGGGGGATGGTATACTAGCACAACGAAGGATCGAATCAACCAGTATTCACCTGTACGGGTGTACCAGAAAAAGGGCGAATGGT